ACCCGTGCCGGTTTGACCTAAAAATACTGTATTTCCTATTTGTATAGTGTCTGCGGTCTCTAGACTGCCTTCTTTAGCGATAGATAGTAACACAGCTTCTAGAGGTATATCTTCAGGGAAACCTGTTTGATTTGCAGAAGCCGCAATTATTTCGGGAGTAGTTATTACTTTTTTGTTGCTATCAACTATCATAATCTACACTTCCGTAGAAAACAAAGCGGCAGAAAAAACATTCCCCATACCTGCAGCTAGGCTTAGAAAAGGTCCGTCAACTGCAGAAACATCATCAGAAAGAAAGATGTCGTCGTTAGTTGTTCTGTTACAAATTTTAGGTACAAAACCAGATTTTAAATCGTCTAGTAACAACCCAGTCTCCAACAATCCGCTCGCACTAAGTGTATGCCCTATACGCGGCTTATAAGAAGTCGCCACGAACTCATTAAGAGAACGTAATAGGGCCGATTTTTCCGCAGCATTGTTGACCAGCGTACCAGTTCCATGCGTTTTGACTAATCTTACTTTATTTTTATGTAGTTTGGCTACAGATAATGCACCATCTATGGCTTTTGAGTACCCTTCCCCGCATTCAGATTGCCCTAATGGGTTAGTATTGTCCTCTGCAGAAGTGTACGCGCCCATAAATTTAGCTAGTGGGGGGCGCATATTTGGGTGTTCTTTTTCAAATATAGTAAGTGCTGCGCCTTGCCCTACATAAAATCCACTATTTACATCGTCAAAAGCTGAAGGTTTACGTTTGCCCCCATCTTCATCTTTTAGTGTTAGGCAGGCTTTAGAATCCCCAAAAAACTCAAGTGATTGTACACAAACAGAATTTTCCCCACTCAATATAATTACACGGTCAAATCCGTAGTAAAACATAAGGTTCTGCATATCCATAAGAACCTTTAAACTGGACGCGCATGCGCTAGCATCTGTAGACACATGATCGTGAGCGTGGAACATTGCTGCGACTCGTCCTGCGTATATAGTCGTTAACGTAATAAAAGGTAGTTTAGTTTTGTAATGCAATTCAGCTTCAGGATTTTTATCGTAACGTGACTGAGTTCCTACCCAACCTTGAGTACCTGCAGCAAAAATAAACGCTGTCTTACCTTTTACAGGGTTTTCTGTAACGTATTTTATAGCTTCAGCCGTAATAACTTTACTAAACATGTTATGTGGTGGGTACGCTAGCCCAGTTTTAGCGTTACGAAACGTATCAGGCATTACATGCGCACGTTGCGGGAAAGCTATATCCTCATATGTATGAATTTCTTCAGTGCATGCCGTAGCAGAATAGGTCATATAAATCATCCTATGACCTCCATAGCTTCTTCAACAGTATTGAAGTCTCTATTTTTATGTTTATCACAATAATCTTTAAGGTCTTGTATGGATGTTGTAGGCATGTTCATAGTCGCTTCATCATCTAAATCAAACACTTCAGAGATATATTGATATGTTAAAACACCGTCTAAGCTGTCTAGCCCAGTAGCGTTTTCTGTTACAGAAGTATCCATAGAAATGGCGCGTGTAAAAATATCTTCACGGACTACAGCTAATTCTGCACAACGGTTAAAAAGTTCAAGAAAATCCATTTGTCGCTCCTAGATAAGGGCATTTCAATATACAAAATACTTAAGAATATGCAAGTTTTGCTTTTATACACCATAACTTGTTATCAAACTTAACTATGAGTTACTTACAAATGTTAATGCTACTCCCGCAGACGCTACGGCAGGTCGTGGAGATGATGCTCCGCTTGCATCTAAGCTTACGTTAGTGTCATCCGTAGCCCAAAAAACCTCTATGTAATCATTTGCTGAAAGGGTTAAAGAGCTATTCCAATTAGCAATATCTTTACCGCCGGAACCTGAGATAATATATTCGTGCGCGCTGTATGCTTGTGCCGTGCCGTTTATTGCTAACCAAATAGATATGGTCTTAGAAGAACTACTACTAGACGTTAGTTGTAATGTGGTTTTTACATGATACACTCCGTCGTTAACAACAGTAACTCTAGAGTTATTAGTTACACTCACACCGTTATTTGCACGAATAGTGTTAAAAGTTACCGCGTATCCTGTATTTGCGTTAGAAGCTGTTTGATCTGCGGTACTATAAAATACTCCGTAGGGGAAATGTACAAACTTACCCCCGTTGTCAGTATCAAGAAGCGCTCCAAGCGTACTTGCAATACGATTAAAAAACAGCCGTAGAATGTTACTATTCTGATCTATAAATGGACGGTTGTATTGTTCTGGTGCTAACGGCAGAGCTGGCGGTTCTACTTTGTTGATTACATTAGCCATTAGCGCCTACCATCAGGACGCATATCTATTCTAGGAGTACCTAACTGCCACGTAACTCCTGCAGCGGTAGACTCTACTTTTACAGCCATTTGTCTACCTCGAACTCTAGTATTGAGTTGCCCTGTATATTGCTCAACAGGCAACACTGCACTTCTAGTAATTGTGCCAGTGTTAGAACCTCCTTGAGATGTTGGATTGTTGTACCCAGAACCTGAATTAGCAAGGGGAAGTAATGTCATAGTAGCTGCCGGAGTATTACTGGTAGAACCTGTAAATTCTATATCTGGCAGCACCCGCCACACAAAAGCAAACCTATGTCCGTCATCTAAATCAAATTGTGCAGAAGATATAGACGCGGTTATAGGTTGCGTAGTTGCGCCTTCATTATCGTCTACACCTAGTTCATGGTTTACCAAGTTATAGCTATATGTAGCAGCAAGTGGGTAATCACGCAGTCCAGAATCAAGCCACGCGGTACGTGCTAAAGTGCCGTAATACCATATATCTTCTAAGTAATTATATACTACGTACCTATCAATATCGGTTTGATTGTTAGAACAGTAGAACCACCATATTTCGTGAAAAGCTTCATTAGTACCTGCAAATACTTGATCGTACTGAGCATCATTAAAATCACTAAATATAAACCGCCGTAAGTCACAACGTAGTGGCTGTGTACGACCATCATATTTATAGAATTTATCTCTGCCCATCCAATAAGCTACGCCATTAGCGTAAGCTACGGCATTTTGCGAAGCTATAGATATATTTTCTCCAACAAGCTGCGCTGCCCAAACAGCTGGTGCGCCTACATATTGCAAGGAATATAACGCAGAATTAGTCCATACTAGCACTTCTTGACGTGCTTGCGATGCAGCTACAATTTCAGTCCCGCTGGACAATCGAAGACTACCTGCTTGGTTAGTAGCTGAAGGTGTCCAGTTGACCGCGCTTTCTTGGTCAGACCAACGAATAAGCATAGGGTCGACAACAGATGTACCGATATCATTAGTTCCGAAACAAAACACAAATCTGTTGATGTCTGATACTAACAACACTTGTTGCTGTATTGGCACGTCAGATGCTCCTCCAAGACTGGACAGCAAAACCCCACGCGTGCTTGCGCCATTTGTAGCGTCCCAATAAAATATAGAGCCATTACGAGGCCCAAATACAAGGTCTTCCCCAAAGTTCTGTTGACTCCACAACCGAATAGCGTTTGAAGAAACACCACCTATACCCCAAGGACCGGCGCCCCAAGTGCCTGCACCCCAACCTGTTAGGGGTATAGAGTACGCGAATCCTGTATTTATCTGATAAACCCCAACAACAGAGCCCCCACCATTGCCACTATCACTAGCATTAGCTGTAACTGTAGCACCGGATGTGTCTTTAGCTGTTATGGTGTAAGTGTTTAACCCAGTAACCGCGACTATTTGATATTCTTGATTAAGAACTGCTGCGGTTATGTCTCCTCCTAAAGAAGCAGCGCCAGAGAAAGTAACAAAATCATCTGCGATAGCCCCATGAGATGTATTTGTTACTGTTATAATTGATGAGCCATCTGTGGCGGAGAAAGTAACCGCACCTGCAGACGTAGTAGTTCGGATCGGTGTGATATCATTGTACGCGCCACCCAACTCTACGTAAAACTTAAGATTAGTGCCTACACCGATGTAATTAAGGCTCCCTAGTGTAATCCAATTCCAAAGTGACCGACACACACCTTGAAAAGTGGTTGCAGAAATACGTTCCCACCCTCCTATCTTTTCCGGCAAGCTTTGGCGAAATCGTACCTTATCGCTCTCATACCAACCGCCTTCTGCTGCGTACGCAGGTTTTTCACGGTTTACGCCTGCTTTAAATAATATCTTCTGGAGGGGCATAATCTATTCCTCAGTATGTAAAGCTCTCATCCTATCTACTAATCTTCTAGCACGATTTGGCACTTGAGTATACCATCTGGAATCAACCATCTGGTCTGCGGCTTCGTTGTAGTCACGGGCATCAATCCCAGCTTTCATACCAACGAATTTTGACAGTCGAGGCCGACCCATATTGAACATCATGTTGCACAATATATGTTGTAGCTCTTCGTCAAAGTCATCAAAGTCTGGATACAGCACTTTGCACTCGTCTATAGTCACTGCTATGTCTAATGCGAATAATTTTCGCACTCGTTCTTGTTCGACTACAGTGCCGACTGGCTTGCCATATTCTTCATCATGCTCAGTTATGAGGTGACCCACACCGCAGGTTGGCAGAGCTAAGTGATCTAAATACACCTCATACTTGCAGCC